CGCCACCGGCGAGAGTGGCGCAGCATCCGCCACCGGCTGGTGTGGCGCAGCATCCGCCACCGGCGAGAGTGGCGCAGCATCCGCCACCGGCGAGAGTGGCGCAGCATCCGCCACCGGCAAGAGGGGCGCAGCATCCGCCACCGGCAAAGGCTGTGTGGCCATGACCACCGGCTTTTATGGCCGCGTCATGGGAGGTCGTGGAAACGCCATTGTGTGCGTTGAAAGAAAGAACAATGGAGAAATTGCCACTATTTTGTCTGGCATTGTGGATGGTGAAACGCTGAAACCCTGCGTGTGGTACACCGTTAAGAACGGTCGGTGGGTGGAGGTACAGAAATGAACCGACTGAAGGAACGGCGGTTGGAGCTGGGGCTGACGCAGGAGGATGTCAGCGGCATTCTGAAGCTGGCAGACCCACGGATGGACGTGAGCATGGTGAGCCGGTTTGAAAACGGCGTATGCCTGCCCACGGAGGAGGTCACCGAGGCGCTGGAGGCGGCGCTGCGGGCCAGCAGGGCGTATCTGTTCGGCGAGGACGAGAAAGCCGAATTGCCCGTGCGGACGGCGGAGACGGAGCGGGTCGCCGGTCTTATACCCAAGGGGCGCAGGAACGCCATCAGCCGGGAAGACCTGGCGGCGGCGCTGCACACCACCGACCGGAAGATGCGAAAGGCCGTGGCCGAGGCAAAGACGCAGGGCGTGATGATCTGCAACGACGGGGACGGGTACTACCAGAGCGACGAGTTGAGCGACCTGTGGCGGCAATACAGGCGGGAGACGGCGCGGGCTATGTCTATCCTCAAGGCGCGTAAGCCTATGCGGGAAGTGCTGAAAGCGGCGGGGAGGCCGGTATGAGCGTGTTTGACTACAAGGAGCCGCGGGTGGAACCGAAGCCCTACAAAGTGCCGCGATGCCCGGTATGCGGCGAGGAAACAGATACCCTGTACAAGAATATTTACGGCGAGACCGTTGGGTGCGATGGCTGCATACGAACGGTGGACGCATGGGAGGAAAAGAAATGAGCTTGAGTTTGTACCACATTGACCAGGCGCTGGAGGCGCTGATCGACCCGGAGACCGGGGAGCTGCTGGACTACGATGCGTTTGAGCAGCTGCAGATGGACAGGGAGCACAAGATCGAGAACATGGTGTGCTGGTCCAAGAGCTTGGACGCGGAGGCAAAGGCCATCCGGGACGAGGAAAAGGAGCTGGCGGAGCGACGCCGCACAATGGAGCGCAAGCGTGACAGGCTGCGGGACTACGTTGACCGGGCGCTGGACGGGCATCCCTTCCAGACGGCGAAGTGTTCCGTTACCTACCGCAAGAGCACGGCGGTAGAGATCACCAACATGGAGGAGCTGGTGCAGTGGTGCATGGACAACGGCTATGACGGCAAGGTGACATATACCGCGCCCACGGTGGCCAAGAGCGACATCGCACCGCTGCTGAAAGCCGGTGTTGCGGTGGACGGCGCGGAGATTGCCGAGCGGATGAACATGGGGGTGAAGTGATGGGCGCACATGTTTACGGGAAGCTGATGATGATCCAGCAGGAGCTGAAAGCACCGAAGGGTCAGTACAACAGCTTTGCGAAGTACAACTATCGGAGCTGTGAGGATATTCTGGAAGCGGTAAAGCCTTTGTGCATCAAAAACAACGCCACGCTGCTGCTGAATGATGCGGTGCAGGAAGTATCCGGCAGATTTTACGTTGTGGCAACTGCAACGCTGGTAGACACAGAGAGCGGTGACAGCGTTTCTGCAAACGCCTACGCCAGAGAGCCGCAGGACAAGAAAGGCATGGATGACAGCCAGATCACCGGCATGGCATCCAGCTATGCCAGAAAGTACGCGCTGAACGGGCTGTTTTGCATCGACGATACAAAGGACGCAGACACGGACGAGGTGAAGCGGCAGGAGCAGAAGCCCGTCAAAAAGGGCGCAATGGAGGTCATTTACTGCCAGGACTGCGGGTTGCCTATCACTGCCACGACGAAGCGAGACGGCACCATTTGGGACAGCGCGGATATTGCCAAGTACAGCGCCGGGAGGCTGGGCAGAACGCTGTGTGCCAAGTGCATCAAAGCCGCTATGAAGAAGGAGAAGTAATATGCAGCAGGTGACAGTCGATGGCGCACGGTGGCAGCAGGACAGTGATGGCGCATGGCTGGCGCTGCGGGTAAAGTCACAGCAGACCGCTATGGACGTGTGCGACGCCATGAAGCCCGGCAAGGAGTACAACGTGACCATCAAGGGCAAAGGCCGGAGCCTGGATGCCAACGCCTATTGCTGGGTGCTGCTGGACAGGCTGGCGGCACACTACGGCATCTCCAGGCAGGAGGTGTATCGGCAGGAAATACGGAACATCGGCGGCGTGAGCGAGGTGCTGTGCCTGCGGGAAAGGGCGGCAGAGCCGTTCTGTAAGGCATGGGAGCGGAACGGGATCGGCTGGATGGCAGAGACGTTCCCCAGCAAGCTAAAGGGCTGCGTGACCGTAACGGTGTGGTACGGCAGCTCCGTATACGACACGGAGCAGATGTCCCGGCTGATAGACGCCATCGTGCAGGACTGCAAGGCAGCAGGGATCGAGACTATGACGCCGGCAGAGCTGGATGCGCTGGTGAGCCGGTGGGGAGAGGTGATCGCATGAAACCACACACACAGCCCTGCTGGACGTGCAAGAAGTGCTACGGCGATTGCAGCTGGTCGAGGAAAGGCCCGGAGCCGGTACCCGGATGGGACGCTACGCTTACGGTGAAGAAAAAAGGAGGCCGCAAGGCGGGCATCATGCGCAGCTACGCCATTCACAGCTGCCCGGAATACGAGTGGGACGGGACGGAGGAAGCGCATGGAGAGTAAGAGATGCTTTTTGTGTGGCAGGAATGACCCTGGCGACCCATTGGAGAAGCACCATCTGCTGGGCGGCGCCAACCGCAAGAAAAGCGAAAAATACGGCCTTGTGGTGTACCTGTGCGGCAACAGGTGCCACAGGAACGGAAAGACGGCAGTACACCGCAGCGGCAAACAAATGCGCAGGCTGCGGCGGTACGGACAGCTAAAGGCCATGCAGGAGCAGGGCTGGACGGAAGAGGATTTCCGGCGAGAATTTGGAAAAAGTTACTTATAAGGAGATTTGATATGCTGAACAAGATTTTTGTCATGGGTAGATTGACACGGGATCCAGAGCTGCGGCGCACCAATAACGGTACCGCCGTTGCCAGCTTTGCACTGGCGGTAGACCGGGACTTTAAGAACGCAGACGGGACCAAGGACACGGACTTCATCGACATTGTGGCGTGGCGCGGTACGGCGGAGTTTGCTTCCAAGTATTTCACCAAAGGCCGCATGGCGGTGGTGGAGGGCCGGCTGCAGATGCGTGAATGGCAGGACAAGAACGGCAACAACCGCAGAAGCGCCGAGATTGTGGCGGACAATATGTATTTTGGCGACAGCCGGAAGGACACGGACGCGCAGGCCACGTTTCCCCGGACGGACGTCAAGAGCCATCTCATGGAGCTGGACGAGGACGACAGCGATCTGCCTTTCTAAGGGGGTGACGTGAATGGGAAAGATGCAGGAGGAGATCAAGGCGCTGCGCAGGCAGAACACGCATTTGCAGAACGTGGTACAGCGGCAGCGGGAACGGCTGGCGGAGGCGGACGAGGCTATTAAAGCCTTTAGTGACATGGTAGACGCTCACTACGCCGCCTGCGCCGTGCGGTTCGGCGAGAAGCGCGAGGACTGCGGCGTGCTATGGGGCTACCATCTGGAGATCCCTGCGGAGCTGGTGGCGCGTGGCCTAACGGACTACACCGTGCGATACGAGCTGGACAAGGAGCGCGGGGTATACGTCATAGGCGCTATTCCGAAGGAGTGAGAGGTGGCGCAATGGCAAGAAACTATGCTGCACTCCCCTATGATTATTTAGAGGAGATGGAAGCACTCAACGATGCAGAGTTCGGTCGGCTAACGCGGGCATTGCTGTCATACAGCATGACGGGAGAGCAGATAGCGCTCTGTGGCAATGAGAGATTTTACGCCAAGCGCGTTATGTCTCAGGAGGATCGGTTTAAGAAATTTGAGGCAAGCGGACCGTGGCACTGGAATTGGAAAGGCGGTATAACGCCACAAAACAAAAGAGACAGAACATCATATAAGTATAGAGATTGGAGGAAGCGCGTATTTGAACGAGACAACTATACATGTCAAATTTGCGGGTGCAGAGGCGGTGAGTTAAACGCACACCATAAAAAACGGTGGTGCGATTATCCTGATCTGCGATATGACGTTGAAAATGGCATAACTCTGTGTGAGAGCTGTCATCGCTCCGTCCACAAAGAAGGGGGTGGCGCATAGTGGCTCTTGAGTACATTCCCTTTTATTACAGTTATCGCAAGAAATTAGAAAAACTTTCAGATCAAGAGGTAGGTCGGCTTGTACGGTCTTTGCTGGAATATGGCGAGACCGGAGAGACGGAGGAACTTACGGGACGGGAGTCGATCGCATTTGATTTCATTGCGGACGATATAAACAGGGCGAAAGCGGCGTATGACGAGAGATGCGCAAAGAACCAGCGCAACATAGAAAAACGATATGCACGGCAGGAGGATACGGCCGTATGCGGTGGTATACGAACGAATACGACCGTATACGAAGCGTACCAAACCAAAGACAAAACCAAAGACAAAACCAAAGACAAAACCAAAGATAATTCACTCCCACCTAACGGTGTGAGTGATATACGCGCGGCGCGCTTCACACCGCCATCCGCTGATGATGTGTCCGCATATGTGCAGGCGCAGGGGTATCACGTCAACGCAGAACGCTTTGTAGCCTTTTATGAGCAAAAGGGCTGGATGGTGGGAAAAAACCACATGAAGGACTGGAAAGCCGCCGTGCGGAGCTGGGAGACCAGGTGGAAGGACGAGCACCGACCGCAGGAAAAGGGCAGCGGCAACGTGTTTCTGGAGATGCTGGAGGATAGGCTATGACAAGGGACGAAACACTGAAGATCATGGCGGTGCTGAAAGCCACGTACCCGAACTTCTACAAGGACATGACGCGCAGGGACGCCGAGGGCGTTGTAGCACTGTGGACGGATATGTTTGCCGAGGAAAGCTACAACGCCGTGGCGGCGGCTGTAAAGGCGTTTATCGCGTCCGACAGCAAGGGCTTCCCCCCGGTGGTGGGGCAGGTGAAACAGCGCGTCATGGAGTTTGCAAGCGCAAAGGCGTTGCCCGGAAATGTGCGCCGTGGCAGCGAGAAGGAAGCGGCGTGGATGCGGCGGTATATCAACGTTGACAACGGCGGGCTGGGGCGTATCTCACGGTACGCACGAGAACACGGCATAACGTGGGATGAGGCAAAGGCGGTGCTGCATGGATAACGGCATCTGGAAGATCGCCACGGCGAAGCTGTGCGGACAGTGCATCCGGGACATGGAGGACGAGTACATCTTCGCCCCCATGTGGCGGCGGACGCTTGGCGGAAAATGCGAGCGCTGCGGAGAGAACCGCATCGTCCACGAGGTGCAGTACACGATGAACAAACGAGGGCTGGAGAAACGAGGGCTGGAGAATGGGCTTAAAGAGTAACGATTTGGCGCGGCTTAGTCCTGCGGCGCAGAAGCAGGTCATGGAGAAGATGCGGAAACCGGGGAAGTACAAGGCGCAGAAGACGAAGCGCGGCAAGCTGACCTTTGACAGCAGGAAGGAGGCAGAGCGTTACGACGCGCTGATGCTGCTGCAAAAGGCCGGTGAGATACGGGGGCTGAAATTGCAGGTGCGGTACTGCTTGCAAGAGGCGTACACGACGTTTGATGGCGAAAAGGTGAAAAGTATCGACTACATCGCGGATTTCGTGTACGAGCGCAGAACGGCTCCTGACAGCTACGGCCAGCGGTACTGGCTGCCGGTGGTGGAGGACGTGAAGGGGATGCGTACCCGCGAGTATGCCATGAAAGCAAAGCTGTTCCGCAATCGGTACGGCTTTGCCATACGGGAGGTGTGAAGCGTGAAACAACAAATTGCATTGAACGTAGACTGTATGGAGTATATGCGGACGCTGCCGGACAAGGCGTTTGACCTCGCGGTGGTAGACCCGCCCTACGGCGATGGAAATGGCGGAAGAGCAAAACGCTTCGGCGGTATGTTTGGCGCTGTGTACGGTGAGAACACTCGCGCTCATGTCGTCGATGCCAACGAGAGAGATGGAGCGCCTTCGATAAGTGCAAAAGTGACCAAGATGAAACGAACGGCAAAAAAAATCGTGGAGTGGGATGTTGCCCCAAAGGAGGAGTATTTTCAAGAGCTTTTCCGCATCTCACGCGACCAGATCATTTGGGGCGGAAACTATTTTTCTTTGCCGCCGACGCGCTGTTTTCTGATCCTGCGAAAGACAAACATTCCAGAAAATTTTTCTATGGCGATGTGCGAATATGCGTGGACGAGCTTCAACGGAAACGCCAAGGTGTTTGACTTCAATATGCAGAGACAGCCGGGAAGATTTCACCCCACGCAAAAGCCCGTGGAGCTGTACGAGTGGATATTGACGAGATTCGCCAAGGAGGGGGACAAAATCCTCGACACGCACCTCGGCAGCGGCTCAAGCCGTATTGCCGCGTATAACCTCGGCTTTGACTTCGTGGGCTGCGAGATTTGCCGGGAATACTACGAAAAGCAGGAGGAACGATTTGCGGCCCACACGGAACAGGTAAGGATGTGGTGACAAATGGGCAAGCAGCATTTGAGCAGGGACGACCGTATTTTTATGCGTGGCAAGCTGCAAGGCACACGGGAGAACATGGACATGGTGGCGATGGTGCTGATGGACAAATGCGGCTGGCACGTCCAAGAGGAGACATCGGACAGCCGGGACACGCAGAGCATCGCGTATCTGTATGAGTGCCTGGAGAAACTGGCGGAGGAGATCAACGAGGGCCGCATCAAGCGGAAGCACATCAAGGACGTGCTGAAGGACGAGTGCGGCGTGGTGTTTGGAGATTAGGAGGTGATTTAGGTGAAACATTTAGGCGATATTACGAAAATAAATGGGGCAGAGATTGAACCCGTTTGGTGTATTACAGGTGGTTCACCTTGTTAGACAGGATCTATCCATCGCCGGGAAACGCGCCGGTTTGGCGGGAGCGCGAAGCGGCCTGTTTATGGAGCAGGTACGCATCGTAAAAGAAATGAGGGAGGCGGACAAAAGGAATGGACGGACAGGTGACATGGTTAGACCTCGGTATCTCGTGTGGGAAAACGTGGTCGGAGCATTCAGCAGCAACAGAGGACGAGACTTCCACGCCGTGCTGGAAGAAATTGCGCGTATCGCAGAACCAGGATTTTCTCTATCTGGACTGCCGGAAAAGTGGAAATGGACAAAAGCAGGAGCCATTGACGGTGATGGGTGGTCTATCGCTTGGCGAACTCACGACGCTAAAGACTGGGGAAAAACCATCCGAGACAGCCGTACAGGAAATGTTATCCGTCTGGGGACCCCACAGCGTCGCCGAAGAATCTCGGTTGTCGCAGATTTTGGAGGCGAATCCGCTGCCCAAATACAATTTGACCGCGAAAGCGTGTCTGGGCATCCTGCGGAGAGCGGAGCGGCGGGGGAAGGATTTGCCGAAGCGGCTGAAGCAGGTGCTTCTTATGCAGTCCGCATCAGGGGGGGCTGTGACGGCGGAGGAAAAGGCGCGTTAGTGCAGACGGAGAAAAGCGGAACGCTGGGAACCGGCAACGACCAGACGATTTTCTGTCTGCAAGGCAACGGCATTGACCGCGCCGATACCGCAGGATGCAATGAGAAAGGCTGGCGGGAAGATGCGTGCTATACGTTGAATACCATAGATCGCCCCGCTGTGTGTGCGGAAGTAAGATGCCTGACACCGTGGGAGGCACAAAGCGCACGGGTGTATGACCAAGATGGTGTATGGCATAGTCTAAACGCCAATGAAAACGGCGGCATGGCGCGGGATAGCGTGATGTGCTACGGGAATAAACCAGCTGTGGTGGCTCCGGCGGCGATGGCATTTGACACCACGCAGATTACCAGCAAGGAGAACAGAAGTCAGCCTGAGTTCGGCAAACCGTGCCACACACTGAACGCGAACGCCCATGCGCCGTGTGTGGCGCTGGACATGACACACGCCTGTGACGTCATCCGCGAGTGCGGAGAGCAGGTCCCGGCGTTGCAAGCCCGTATGGGAACAGGCGGCAATCAAGTGCCGCTGACATATTCCAGGCAGGCAATCGGTGAGTACAAAGAAAGCAGCACGGGAAGCACCTGTTCTGCACGAGATTTTAAGGACAGCACAGACCTTGCCATCACACACATGGTCGTGCGCCGCCTGACGCCGATGGAATGCGAACGGCTGCAAGGTTTCCCTGACCACTTGACGGACATCGGCGAATGGATAGACGAAAAGGGAAAGAAGCACAAGGACGCGGACAGCCCACGGTACAAGGCGCTGGGCAACTCCATCGCCCTGCCCTTCTGGGACTGGATGCTGCGGCGTATGTCGCGGTATCTGCTGGATGGCGCAACGCTGGGTAGCTTGTTTGATGGCATCGCGGGGTATCCGCTGATCTGGGAGCGCATACACGGCAAAGGCACGGCGCGGTGGGCAAGCGAGATCGAGCCGTTCCCCATCGCGGTGACGAAAAAATGGTTTGGGGAGGAATGACATGACAAGAGACGAGATCGTGACCGCGCTGCGGTGCTGTGTGGGAGGCAGTTGCGAAGGATGCCCATATGATGAAATTTTTGCCGTAGAAGACGCGAAATGTATCGGGGCGGGCTACGCCGCTGACCTGATTGAGAACCAGCAGAGGCACATCGAGGCACTGATGAAAGCCAACGACAGCCTGAAGGACGCCATTGCACGGCGGGATAAGCAGATAGAGGACATGAAGCAGGGCATGGCGCAGCTGGCAAAAGCTGTGGCGGTGAAGGAGGAGAGCGATGGAACGACTGACAAATAAACGCGAAGCTGACGCGCAACGAGAAGGGTACGAGCGCCGCCTTGCAAACGGGTATCAGCGGAGTATCCCAGTAGAGAGGTTTCTGCGCCTCGCTGCCTACGAGGACACGGGGCTGACGCCGGAGGAAATCGACATGGATCACGAAGCCGCAGAGACGCTTCGCCAACTGTGCCGAGGCTGCGATCTTGACCGGTTGGAGAAACTGGCCGAGGCCGACAAGGACGGTCGGCTGGTGGCGCTGCCGTGCAAGGTGGGCGATTTTGTGTACGGATTCCACAATGGGAAGACCATATTGCCGATGGTGGCAAAATGGTTTGAAACGAACTATGACGGATGGTCTGTTGCAGTACAACATGTTCCGATGGCACCACGGTTTTATCGGTTTTCTGATTTTGGCAAGACGGCATTCCTCACTCGCGAGGAAGCGGAGAAAGCACTGGAGGCGATGAAAGATGGCAACAGTTAAGTGCGCGCTGGGCAAAAGAGGGCGTCCGTCCCACGCATGGATGACGGCAAGAAAGACCGCATCTACTGCCTCGGATGGGTTGACCTGATGACGGATGCTCCATTGCCTGAGTGCGTAGCTTGCCCAGATTTTGTAGACAAAGCACAGGATGACTTAGAGGCGTTTTACGGGAGGGCTGACAATGGCTGAATACATTGATAAAAACGCCACCGTTGGCATTTTGGAGGCCATGAGCAGAAGCACCGACTGTGAGTGCATTAAAAAACGGCTTGAAAAGGCAGCAAAACGAGTAAGCGCAATCCCCGCCTCTGATGTTGCCCCGGTGGGGCATGGACTATGGGCACCCGTGAATAAAATAGACCCCATTAGTGGTTATAGGTGCTCAAAGTGCAGGTGTATAGTGGGATTTGATCTTACCCCTTACTGCCCCGGATGCGGCGCAAAGATGGACGGAGGCGGCGATGCAGAAGGGTGACACGATCCGGGCGCGGTTTATGACGCTGCCGAGCGAATACCCCGGCTCCGGCGCTAACGATGAAAAGCGGTTCCCTGTCCGCAAGGGGACAGTGGTGTATGTGCATCCGAAGGGGAGGTACATCGTGGCGGAGTGCGGCGGCGTGCGGGAGACATTCTTCCCGGAGGATATTATACAGTGTGATGTGCCGGGACCTCCCCCGATGGTGTGCGAATTAAAAGACGCGCTTTTTACACTGACGGAGGTGGACAAGAAAATCATGACCGCATTGGGGAGGAGGTGCTGACATGAGCGAATTCCCGGAACGGCTGAGAAAGCTGCGGGAGAAAAAGCGACTGAAGCGGTATGTGCTGTCGGAGCGCTGTGGGCTGAACTCGGACGCCATACGCCGGTATGAATTGGGGACGGCAAAGCCGACGATGGACGCGCTGAAAAGCATAGCGGATGAATTCGGCGTGTCGGTAGACTATCTGATGGGCAGGACGGACTATCCCTGCGTGGTAGATATTGCCGAAAAATAATTTTTGAAAATTCCACTTAAAAGTGGAAAAATTGAAAAAACGCACTTTATCATGGGAGATGCAGGGGCAAACTCTGCATCTCCATCCCTTTTTCTTTTCCCCCTTCTTTTCCTGATGGGCGGGGCTTCGGCTCCGCCCGGAGGGAGAAACGCACGGAGAACGCACGGAGAACGCACGGAGAGCGAAATATGCCGCAGGCCGATGCCGCCCCACATTTCGGGGAGCGGGAGGTCGCACCTCCCGGGCGGCACCAAAAGCGGTGGACACTACCGTTGGGCAATGGCATAGCGCCGCCCTGAAAGTGTGTCAGCATTGGCGCTTTATCCGTGCATTAAGCGCCTAAAAATAACACGGTTGCCAATAGGCGCGCCGCCCGTCCGGCGTAAAAGGCGGCTTGTAATTTAGGTGAGGCGAAAGCCGGGTACAGACGTGCCAATGACAAAGGCAAGTGGTGGGAGGCCGGTGCGTCAGGCAAAGCGAGGTGGTGACAGTGGCTGCAAGGTTGACAGACCGGCAGAAAAAGAAAATACTGGCGGACTATGTGCAGACGAACAACTATTGCGCCACAGCCAAACTCAATGGGGTTTCCGCAAACACTGTCAAAAAAATAGTGCAGACAAATGCGGATATTGCGGAAAAACTCATTAGGAAAAAAGAGGAGAACACCGCCGACGTTTTGACGTACATGGAGAGCCAGCGTGACATGGTGTGCCAGATCATAGGTAAGGGGCTGGCAGTGCTGAACGATCCGGCGAAGTTGGCAGAGGCAACGCCCAGCCAGATCACGACTGCTATTGGGACATTGATAGACAAGTGGACGCTGCTACAAGAAAAGACCGCTAATGATGACAGCGAGAGGGTTCGGGTGATAATTGATGTCTGACATCCGTTTGTCTGAAAAAATTGGCTCTGCGTTCTACGACGTGGCTCATGACGTGTTCCACCACGGCCACACGCACTACGATTTCAGCGGTGGGCGCGGCTCACTGAAGTCCTCCACGGTGTCTGTACTCGTTCCCCTGCTGCTGATAAACAACCCGGGTACACACGCTCTGGTGCTGCGTAAAGTGGCAAATACCATTCGTGACAGCGTGTACGCGCAGTATATCTGGGCAATCGGTGAGCTGGGTATGGCGGCGTATTGGGAAGCCAAGGTTTCCCCGATGGAGCTGATCTACAAGCCTACCGGCCAGAAGATCATGTTCCGTGGCGCTGACGATCCCATGAAGATCAAGTCCATCAAGGTGCCGTTTGGCTATATTGCCGTGACGCACTTTGAAGAGAAAGACCAGTTTGCGGGACGCGCCGAGATACGAACGATTTTGCAGTCCACAATGCGCGGCGGGTCGAAGTATTGGAACTTTGAAAGCTACACCCCGCCGATAAGCCGCGATAACTGGGCGAACAAGGACAGCCTGGAAGAACGCACAGACAGGCTGTGCCACAAGTCAACGTATTTGCAAGCCCCGCCAGAGTGGTTGGGTGAGCAGTTTTTGGCAGAGGCGGAACATCTCAAGGCCACGGACGAGAGAGCGTACCAGCATGAGTATTTAGGCATTCCTGTGGGTACGGGCGGCAACGTGTTTGACAACCTGGAGCTGCGGGAGATCACCGACGAGGAAATGTCGCATTTCGACCACATCTACCAAGGCGTGGACTACGGCTGGTTTCCGGATCCCTTTGCTTTTATCCGCCTGCATTACGACAGAGCGCGGGAGACTATCTACCTGATGGATGAAATCTATCAAAACAAGCTCACCAACGAGGCAAGCGGCAACATCATCATTCAGCGTGGATATAAAGACGCATATATCACCTGCGACAGCGCGGAGCCCAAAAGTGTGGCAGACTATCGTGCTATGGGCCTTCCAGCAAAAGCAGCGGTCAAAGGCCCCGGCTCTGTTGACTATGGCATGAAGTGGTTGCAGCGGCGCAAGATCGTCATTGACTGGAAACGCACGCCAAACGCATACAACGAGTTCGTGAATTACGAATACGACCGAAACAAAGACGGAGATATAATCAGCGGTTACCCGGATGAAAACAACCATTTGATAGATGCCACCCGGTATGCCGTTGAGCGCATTTCCCGTCGGATGGGAGTTATCGCATGAGCAATGACGCAGTTATCAGAAAACTGAATGAGTTAGGTTATTCCACTATCCCCGAAGCGTTTTACAGCAAAGTGGCGGAGTGGAAAAGCTGGTATCAGGGCAACGTAAAGGGTTTCCACAGCTACCGCGTCCGTAACGGTGAAAGCATGGTTAATTGCAAGCGGTACTCTCTCGGCATGGGGAAGAAGCTGTGCGAGGACTGGGCTAATCTGCTGATGAATGAGAAAGTACAGATCACCCTTGAAGGGCAGAAGGAACAGGAGTTCATCGACCGCGTTTTGACCGAAAACAATTTCACGGTCAAGGCAAACGAGATGCAAGAAATGAAGTCCGCGCTTGGCACGGTGGCCTATATCCCGCGCGTCATCGGGCAGGAGATCAACGAGGGCGGCGAGATCGTTCCCGGCAATGCTTCCGGTATCATTCTGGACTATGTGACCATCGAGAACATTTACCCGCTGGCATGGCAGAATGGCTTTATCAGCGAGTGCGCGTTTTCCTCCGTTGTGACGCGCAATGGCCATGATTACTTGTATCTCCAAATCCACCACAAGGACGAGGGCGGAAGCTATATCATCGACAACCGCATTTATCGTTATGATAACAAGATGCTGTCTGACGAGCAGCTTGCTAACGTCAAGGGCTTTGAGAATATCCCGCCTGTGGTGCATACCGGCAGCGACAAGAGGCATTTTGTTATTGACCGGCTTAACATTGCCAACAATTTCAACTATCTGCTTCCGACTGGCATTGCAGTGTATGCAAACGCTATTGACGTGCTACAAGGCGTGGATATTGCTTACGATAGCTATGTCAACGAGTTCCGGCTTGGAAAAAAGCGGATCATGGTCAAGCCCTCTGCGGCGAAGTACCTTGATGGCGATCCGGTGTTCGACCCGTCCGATGTGGCGTTCTATGTGCTGCCGGAGGATGTCAGCGACGGCGCTGTTATTACACCCATCGACATGACCCTGCGGACAGTGGAGCATAACACGGGCATTCAAGACCAGCTCAATATTCTGTCCAGCAAATGCGGCTTTGGCGAGACCTATTATCGCTTTGACGGCGGCAGCGTTGCAACGGCTACGCAGGTCATCAGCGAGAACAGCACCATGTTCCGCACGATCAAGAAGCATGAAATCATCCTTGAAGATGCACTGGTGGAGCTATGCCGCATTCTTCTACGACTTGGCAATACCGCGATGGGCGCGGGGCTGAATGAAGATGTGGAAATCAGCATTGATTTTGACGATAGCATCATCGAGGACAAGCAGGCCGATTTTTCCCGGGATATGCAGCTTTTGCGGGCGGGTATCATGAATGATTGGGAGTTCCGCATGAAGTGGATGAACGAGGACGAAGCGACCGCAAAAGCGGCGCTACCAAAGATGCAGGACATGACCACGGAGCAGCAACAGGAGGTGGAGTAATGGGCTATGGAGAAAACCCCGGTACTTTTTGGGTAAACATTGGCACAGATGAAAACCCTAATTGGGTAGTTTTGGGCCATGTAAGATGAGCAAGTATCCATTCTCACCTGAACTGCTGGATGCGCTGCCGGAAGAGCTGGCCGAGCTGTTCCGGTCTCTTGAAGATACGCTGCTTGACGAGATATGCAGCCGCCTGAAGCTGGCAGACCAGTTCAACGAGGTCACAGTGCAGGATATTCGGGCGCTTCGGTCGCATGGTATCGACCTGAAGGACATCAAAAAGGCAATCCGTAAGACCACGGGCATCAGCGAGAAGAAGCTGAAAGAGTTGCTTGATGATGTTGTGGAACGCAACCAGAAGTATTACACCAAGTTGATTGACCTTGCGCACATCACGCAGCCGGAAACGCTGGTGAGCGTCGAGGACACATGGGCAATATACGAGCAGACGAAGCAAACAATGCGCAATATTACGCGGTCTATGGGCTTTCTGGTAGACGCTGGGCGGACGATGCTTCCTCCCGCGCGTGTGTATCAGTGGGCTTTAGACAATGCTACAATGCAAATCCAGAGCGGTGCTATCAGCTACAATCAGGCTATCAAATCAGCGGTGCAGCAGTTGGCGCAAAGCGGCCTAAAGGTAATGGACTACGAGAGCGGACACCGCGACCAGATCGACGTAGCCGCCCGCCGCGCCGTTATGACGGGCGCAAATCAGATCTGCGCCAAATATACGGAGCAGTCCGCCGAATGGCTGGAAACGCCATATTTCGAGGTTTCCGCTCATGCGGGCGCACGCGATAAGCCGGGGCAGTCACCGTGGTCGAGCCATAAGAATTGGCAAGGCAAGGTGTATTCCGTTCGTAGCGGGGATATTTACCCGGATATCTACGAGGTATGCGGTCTTGGCGCTGTCGATGGGCTTGAGGGTGCAAACTGCCGCCACAAGCGCTTTGCTTGGGTTGAGGGTGTGTCAGAACGCACTTACACCGATAAGCAGCTTGAGCATATCGACGATGGCCTCGGCTGCACCTTTGAGGGCAAGACATATACGGCATATGAAGCAACACAGATGCAACGGCGCGTAGAGCGGACAATCCGCAAGCTAAAGCGCGAGAAAGCCGCCTACAAGGCCGCAGGATTGACGGAAGAAGAACAGGCGGTAAACATACGCCTAAGACGCGTGAACGCCAAATACACGGCATTCAGCAAGGCGGCGGGGCTGCCAGAGCAGCGGGAAAGGATGAAGGTGCTGTATTGAATTTTGACGAAGCAATCAAGACCGTGCAGGCCATCTTAAAGCGCGGTAATAACGCAGAGATTCGACGAAAAGGCGATGGGTATATCGTCTTGGAGGTCAAAAAGACAATCAAATACACTTCCGCGCAATAGGGCGCGGGAAAGGGCAATAGGAGCCAGCTACCGAGGATTTCTCGGTGGTTGGCTCTTTTGTTTTATCAACCATGCCGAGAGGCGTAAAACCGCAGGGCGACGGCCCTGACAATAAACGGAGGTATTTAACAATGAGCGAACCTAATCCTAATCCGAATCCAACCCCGGCACCTTCGCCGGAGCCGTCCCCTGCTAAGACCTTCACGCAGGAGGAAGTGGACGCCATGATTGGCAAACGCCTTGCCAAGGCGATGAAGGGTATGCCCAGCGATGACGAGTTGACCGCGTATCGCACATGGAAAGACAGCCAGCAGACCGAGCAGGAGCGGCAGGCAAAGCGCGAAAAGGAGTTTGCGGATAACAAGTCCGCCCTGACCGCAGCGCAGGCCGAAGTGCAACAGCTCAAGCGCGAGAAGTATGTGCTTTCCAAGGGGCTGACCGGCGAGGAAGCGGAGTTTATCTCTTTCAAGGCCGAAAAGATAATGGATGACAAGACCACCTTTGAGCAGGCCGTGGATAAACTCACCGAAAACCGGCAGAAGGTCAAATTTGATTGGACTGCCCCAGCTGGCGGCGGCAGCGAGAAAAACAACGTCAATGCCGCGATGAACTCGCTAATTCGCGGCGCACTCAAGTAAGAAAGGAAGATTTAACACATGGCAAACATTATCGACAGAAACGCACTTTCCGGCCTTATCCCGGAACCCGTAACCCGCGAGATTATGCAGGGCGCTATCGCCGAATCTGCCGTCCTGCGCATGGGCCGTAGACTGGCAAATATGTCCAGCAAGACCCAGACCATCAACGTATTGGATGCTTTGCCCTCCGCGTACTTCGTGAACGGCGAGGCTACCGACAACGGCGCTGGCGAGGCTTTCAAGCAGACCACGAAGATGGCGTGGGACAAGAAGAAACTGTACGCAGAGGAAATCGCCGTCATCGTGCCCATTCCCGAGGCCGCTCTGGACGATGCCGACTACGACATCTGGGGCGAGGTCAAGCCCCGTTTGACCGAGGCTTTCGGTAAGGTCATCGACGCCGCTATCCTGTTCGGCACCAACAAGCCAAGCACTTGGCGCACCGGCGTTGTGCCTGCTGCTATCGCTGCCGGTAACGGCGTGCCCGTCGGCACCAGCGTGTTTGACGACATTATGGGCGAGAATGGCCTGATCTCCAAGGTTGAGCTGGACGGCTTCAACCCCAACGGCGTGATGTCCGCTATCCAGATGCGCGGTAAGCTGCGCGGCCTGAAGGACACCACCGGTCAGCCCATCTTCAAGTCCGATATGCAGGGTGCCACCCGTTACGGTCTGGACGGAATGGATATGTACTTCCCGATGAACGGCGCGTTTGACCCCAATCAGGCGCAGATGATCGTCGGCGATTGGAGCCAGCTGGTGTACGCCATTCGCCAGGACATGACCTTCAAGATCTTCACCGAGGGTGTTATCCAGGACCCCACCACGAAGGCTATCACCTACAACCTCATGCAGAACGATATGGTCGCGCTGCGTGCGGTCATGCGTCTCGGCTGGGAGATCGCGAACCCCATCAACGCGTACAATGCAGAAAAGACAAATCCGTTCCCGTTCTCCGTTTACGGCAAGGGCGGCGCCATTTCTACCGTCGCCGTGACCCCTGCTACCGCCACCGTAAAGAAGGGCGAGAGCAAGCTGTTTACGGCCAAGGTTGACGGCGAGGGCATTATCAACGGTGAGGTCGAATGGTCTCAGGACGGGACGAAAAGCAATATCAGCGATGAGGGCGTTCTGACCGTTTCCGCTACCGAAACCAAGAGCAGCATCACCGTTACCGCGAAGTCCAAGCAGGACGGAACGAAGACCGGCACGGCCACCGTTACCGTCTCTGGCTAAATTGAAAGGAGCTGGCTCACATGACATACGCTGATTACGACTATTACTCCGGGACCTATTTGGGCACCGTGAGCGAAGGAGATTTTCCGCGTCTGGCTGTCCGGGCCAGCTCCTTCCTCGATTACTACACGCAGAACCGGGCAAAAGATAACGCTGATATGGACGCCGTAAAAATGTGCTGCTGTGCACTGGTGGACAAGTATCAGCTGATCGAAGCCGCGCAGCAGCTTGCCGCAACCAAATTGACAAACGCGGCGACCGGCGATGACGTGAAAAGCGAAACGGTAGGCGGGTACTCCCGGACGCTTGCCAGCGGAGGCGAAGCTGCCGCGTCCGCACTAAGCGCTACGGACGGTGCGAAGAAACTGCTGGCGGCGACCTGTAACGAGTATCTGGCGCATACCGGTCTGCTGTATCGGGGAGGGGGGTGCTGTGGTTGTACGCGCCCCACACTATAACGGTCTACAACGCCGTGCAGGAGACTGACCCGGCGACTTTTGAGGAAATCACAAAGCTGTATGTGACCATCCTGCGCGGTGTTATGCTGCAAGCCAGCAAGGCGGTAAACGTCCGAGAAAGCGGACTTGAGAGCGCGGACGCAGTAAACCTGTACATTCCGTTTTCCGTGGAAGCGGTGGACGGCACGACAGGCAAGGCCAAAACTTACGCGCACCCGCAGGCGTTTCTTGCGGCGGCGGACAAGTCCGGGCTGTGGACGCTGTCTGTGAACGGTAACGGCGGGCTGACGTTCTTTGTAAAAGGCGAGTTTGTCACAGACAAAGAGGACGTGGCTATGGCACAGGACGGCTGCTACAACGTGACCAAAGTGGACGAGAAAGATTTTGGCAGCGTGGATATGCAGCATTGGGAAGTCGGAGGGGCATAAGATGTCGCTCAAGTTCTCTGTTGACGTGTCCGGCATGGACGAGGTAAAGCGGCAGCTTGCAAGGGCCTGTGACCGCGCTGAAAGCGTTTTAGCGCAACAGGTGATGAAAGATACCCTCCCCTTTGTGCCTGCGCTTACAGGCTCTCTGACGCAGAGAACGCGGGTGGTCGGTAACGAGGTCATTTACCCCGGCCCATACGCCCGGTTTCTGTACTACGGGAAAGTGATGGTAGACCCGGCGACCGGCAGCACATACGCACCCAAAGGCGGGCACAAGGTGGTCACAGACCGAAATCTTGTATTTAACACAACGATGCATCCGCAGGCACAAGCACATTGGTTTGACGCTTCCAAAGCGCAGAACATGGAGAAGTGGGTGCGGGTGGCAGATAAGGCGGTGAAGAAATTTGGAAAAGATTAAAAAGGCCGTATCGGCGGCGGAAGAGGATCAGGTATCGCGCAAGCTGCTTGTGTGGCTGAACACATACCCGGAGCTGCCAGTTGACCTTATCCGATTTGAGTTTCTTCCCGCCGACACTTCCGCTATGGCGATGTCGACCATTCAAGCGGCTTACATCGTGCGGAAGTATATCACCGGCGGTTATGTGGCGGAGTACCAGTTCAAGATTATCTACCGCGTGAAGCCGGGAAACAGCAACGACAAACGGCTCAAGGCTGACGAGATGTTAAACGCTATCGGTGATTGGGCGAACGGTCAGAAGCCCGACATTGGCGATGACAAGCGCGTTATCAGCATGGAGCCGACTACGCGATCTTCCCTGTTTGCAATGTATGAAAATGGGGACGAAGATCACCAAATCCTTATGAAACTGAATTACGAGGTGAATGTATAATGGCAGATTTGACTTTTGCGACTCCCGAAGGCCAGACCATTGACCGCGAACTGCTCATTGCGTACCTGAACACCGGCACCGCATCCGCCCCTGTGTGGAGCGCTATCGGTAAGCGCGTCGAGGACAGCAACGAGGAAATGGACTGGAGCACCGACACCAAGCAGGACATTCTGGGCCACACCTTTACGACCATGAAAAAGCCCACCATCACGCAGACCTTTGACCCCATTCCCTTGGATGCGGGCGATGCTGCGGCGGTGAAAATGTGGAACCTGGCCGTCAAAGACCAGGATGCCCAGGCGCTGGCAAATCAGGACATGATGATCGGCCACTTCTATGCCACCAGCGGCGAGGCGATGTTTGCGGAGCGCTACGACGCTTGCGCTATTGCCATCACCGGCATCGGCGGCGAGGGCGGCGGCACTCTGAATATTACCAGCGAGATCACCTATGGCGGCACCCGCACTGTGGGCACTGTAAAGAAGGGCAGCAGCGGCGCTATTGAGTTTACTGCGGCCTAAATAACAGAGAGGGCGGGGGACATTCCCCGCCCTCACATGGAGGATAAAAATGGCAGACACTATTATCATCAATTCCGGCGTCGTAAAAAAAGTATTTGAAACAACCGATGGCAAAACGTGTGAGTTTTCTTTTAACCCCACGGACAGCGGGTTTGTGGAAAAGCTTTTTAACGCTTTTGATACGCTGGACAAAAAGCAGGAAACTTACAAAGCGGAAGTAGAAAAGACGGCCAATAAACGCGACATTTTTGATACAGCCCGCAAGATGGATGACGAAATGCGCGAGATCATCAATGAAGTATTCCACGTTGACATTTGCAGCGCTTTGTTTGGCGAAATGAACCTATACGCGCTGGCGGACGGTCTGCCTGTGTGGGCTAACCTGATGCTTGCCGTAATGGACGAAGTAGACACTACTTTCTCCCGCGAACAGAAAGCTACCAATCCGCGCATCAGTAAGTACACAAAGAAGTACCACAAATGAGATATGATTTGCCGGTGTCCGTGGAAGTCAACGGAACGGAATATGAAATACGAAGCGATTACCGCGATATTCTGACCATCATAGAAGCCATTTCTGACAAAGATTTTACGGAAGCCGACAAGGCAGAAGCGATGTTGGATATTTTTTACCCAGACTTTGATAACATGCCAGAGCGAGACTATGAGGAGGCTATTCAGAAATGCATTTGGTTTATAAACTGCGGCGAGCCTTACAGAGAAGAAAAGCGAACCGCAAAGCTTATGGACTGGCAACAGGATTTTCCGCTGATCGTGGCTCCTGTAAATAAAGTGCTTGGCGAAGAAGTCCGCTCGATGCCTTATCTTCATTGGTGGACGTGGAACACGGCGTATACGGAAATTGGTGATTGTATGTTTGCGCAAGTAGTCAATATACGGCGAAAAAAGTCAAAGGGTGAAAAGCTGGATAAATCAGAGCAAGAGTTTTATAGAAAAAACCGGCATTTGATAGATTTCCAAAAGCAATATACGGAACAAGACGAGGCGGTTATTAGCAGGTGGATATAAAAACCCGCCCTCCGTAGAGGGCGGTAAAGGTCAATACATGTTTGCCAGTTCTGCCATCTTTTGCACAACGTCACGATCCCACAACAAAATGCCTGTTGCTTTAGCAGCGTCTTTTGCCCCTTGCGTAAAGTAACGGTTTGTCATAACAACGCCAACTTGACAGTGGTAAATGGTTTTGCCAGTGTTAACTTCCTGCACGGGCTTGTTCCCCAAATCGGAAGTATAGCACTTGCACTGGATGGCATATTTGATCCCATCTTTTTCCGCAAGAACGTCAACGCCCTGGTCGCCGCTACCTCGTGTAACCTCAACGTTGCCAAATCCATTTTTACGGAGGACATCCGCGCACCAGTATTCAAAGCGATGACCGTCCATAAAATCAATGTTGTCCCACAACGACAAATGGGCAGAAGTTTCTCCTGGGTGCTGGCCAATGCCAAGATGCTTTTCTATATCAGAAATAGCTTTATCTGCCACATCAGCGGTGCCGGGAGAAAAACGCGAACGAACAAAATCTATATCCTTACAAAATGTATTGAGGGCTTTTTCTTGAAATTCTCTGCTGTTTTTGTATTTTCCGTCTATTTCAGACAATGTCTCACCTTTTATGCGAACTATGGCATCGCACAAATGGAGTTGGTACTCGTCGCGTAAAGTTTTAAGCATATATGTTGGGTCAAAGTCAAAATTGGCTTTACCCAAAGGAACCATTTTGACCAAATCGTCTATCGCCTGATCGTACCAATGTACAAATAAATTGAGCGAAGGAGCATCTTTGCACAAAGAAAGATTAGTGCGCATGTCAGGAACCAACTTGTCCGCAAGTTTTTGCTGTCTTGCCGCAGAAGCAGGAGGAACAAAGCCTTCTGTTTGACATGTGGTATCAGTAAGTTTAGGAGCGATTGGTTTCTTTTCAGGCAGTTTTGCTTTTATCTTATTTTTGTTGACAGCGAGAATAGCGGCAATGACCGGGATAATAAAAACGGATGCGGTAAATCCACCACCAAGAATTATATCCCCATCTGGAGAAGTAGGGGCAAGAATTACCCCCAAAATCAGAACAACACAGGTGGCGGCAAACCACGTACCAATAAACACGGCTATGCGCTTAATCTTTTCCATAGCTTTTCCTCCTTTACTGCAACCATAACACATTTTGTATAAAATGTCCATTCGCAATTTGAAAGTAGGTGGTGAAAATGGCAAACGCGGACGGCTCCGTTATCATCAAAGCCGACATCGACGACAAGCAGGCGCAGCGAGAACTTAATGCGCTGACCAAAAAAATCGATGCATTACAAGAAAAGCTCAATAGTAAAAAAAGCAACAGAGATTTTCTTGCAAACAGAGCCGCAGATTTAACGGACAGTTTAGCTAAAGAGCAAGAAAAATTGGCGCACATGAAAAGCGGAGATGAATTTTTCACGAGTTTTCAAGTCGAACGGCAGGCGGAAGAGGTAAAAAACCTCCGGGGAGAGTGGAAACGCATAAACACAAAGCTTGACACCCAAAACGATAAAATTGCCGAAGCCGAACGCGCAATAGAACGCGAAAAAGAAAAAGCTGGGCAATTGGCGGCTCAAATAGTATCCGCAAAAGAAAAAACTACCGGGTTTTCCGCTGCTGCGGAAGAAGCAGACAAGAGGCTGAAAAAGTTTTCTGATCGAGTAAAAACGCTTGCTCGTCGCGTGCTGGTGTTTTCACTTATCACGCGGGCGCTGCGGTCTTTGAAAGATTACATGTGGGAGGCCATACAAACTAACGATGAAGCTATGGCGGCGGTAGGCAGGTTAAAAGGCGCTTTACGTACTCTTGCGCAGCCGATACTAAATGTGCTTATCCCCGCGTTTACCGTGCTTGTCAACGTTATTACACAGGTAGTAAATGCGCTGTCCAAACTGGTTGCTATGATTTTCGGGACAACGGCGGATGAAGCTGCCAGAGCTGCTGAAAATCTATATAACCAGCAAAAAGCACTTAGCGGCGTTGGCGGGGCGGCAAAAAAAGCGAGTAAGTCTTTGGCAAGCTTTGATGAGATCAACAAACTCTCAGGCGATGCTTCCAGCGGCGGAGGCGGCGCGGGTGCGCCAAACTTTGTGTCTTCCATGAAAGACCAAATTAGTGCGGTCGCATCTCTGTTTGTTGGCGCGGGCCTTCTTGCTTTGGGCGCTATACTTACATTCTCCGGGATAAATATACCGTTGGGCATTGCGCTTATGGCAATTGGCGCACTGACTATTTACAGCGCAGTAAGCGAGAACTGGGGCGCAATAAAAGAAACGCTACAGGGGGAACTTGCCGGTATCGTTGCAATTGTAAGCGTTGCTTTGCTGGCATTAGGTGCGTTATTTGTGTTCGGAGGCGTAAATGTTCCTCTTGGCCTTGGCCTTCTTGTCCTTGGAGCGGTTGGTCTTGCGGCAACTATAGCTGCAAATTGGGGCGTGATAAAGGAAGCGCTGCAGGGAGAAGTGGGGCAAATCGTTGCAGTTGTAAGCACGGCATTGTTGGCGCTTGGCGCGGTGCTTTTGTTTACTGGTGCGGGGATTGCGCTTGGGCTTGGCCTTATTCTTGCGGGAGCAGCAGGACTTGCGGCGGCCATTGTCCCAAATTGGGAAAGTATTGTAGAAGCTCTGCAAGGGCCGCTTGGGGAGGTTATCGGTATTATCAGCGCAGCACTTCTTGTTCTTGGTGTTGTCCTTTTGTTTACCGGAGCCGGTGTGCCTCTTGGTCTTGGCCTGATTGCAGTTGGCGCTGTTGGCCTTGCTGCGGCAATTGCGCCAAACTGGAATTTCCTGCTTGACAAACTCAAGGGCGTTTGGGAAGACATCAAAGCGTGGTTTAATAATACCGTGATCGGTGGGTTGCTGAAAGCAAAAGAAAAGATTGCGGAATGGGGGCACAATGTAATCGGAAAAGTTAAAGATGTGTTGGGTATTCATTCTCCTTCGACGGAAACAACGCAGATGGGCGACTACATGATGCAGGGCCTCGCAAACGGCATCAATGAAAATCAAGGGCTTGTGCTGGAGCAATTCCAACTTGTACTTGATAACATTGACACAGAATTTCTGGCATGGGAAGAAAACTTTATGACAGGGTTTTCTAAGTTTAGCGCGGAGTTTAACAAGGCATGGCTGGCGCACTGGAGCCTTACAAACAGAAATTTTGTAATCCAGTGGAATTACATTATTGAGTCGTTCCAGCGCGGCATCAACAACGTCATTGATGGGCTGAATAGGCTTGTTTCGGCAGCAAATAGTTTGTCTGATCTGACCGGCAAGCATTACGGCAGCGTGTCCCGCGTCAACATTGCAAAGCTACCTATTCCAAAACTTGCGACCGGCGCGGTCATTCCTCCGAACCGGGAGTTTATGGCAGTGCTTGGCGATCAGAAATCCGGGACGAACATTGAAACACCCCTTGCTACGATGGTGCAGGCATTCAAACAAGCGCTTGTGGAAAGCGGCTATGGCGGCAGCAATGAAGCCGTGTTGGTGCTGGACAAGGACGTGCTGGGCAAGGTCGTGTACCGGCTGAACAAGGCGGAGGGTACGCGCATCGGCGTTAATCTGTCGGAGGTGCAGGGATGAACTACATCAAACTGAACGGCATTTCCTTTGACGCTGACGTTGCCATCTCCAAGTACAACCGAAACTTTAACGTACTGGACGGCGAAAACGCAGGGCGCGTAATGACGGGCCGCATGGTGCGTGACATCATCGGTACATACCTTGGCCACAAACTGACGGTTTTTCGGCGCGGCGACAATTACAAGGGGCTGGACGATTTCTGGAACTACCTGTACAAACACAGCGTGGATGACTCCGTTATGCTGGAAGCGGCAGACGGCCAGACCACCATTGCTTATGAAGCGTATTACACCAGCGCGTCGCAGGACTTGGAGAAGGGCGATGGGGGCGTGAACTATTGGGGCGAGATCGAGGTAAACTTTGTCCCGATGGACGCGCAGCTCCGCCCATGAGAGGTGGCCTATGTCGAAAACGACTATTCTGTACAAGGACATAGCCCCCGGCGCAGCGGATGACGCGACTGTGGTCGCCACCGGCGGCACAGGAGACCTCACCCAAATTCCGCACGGCGCGGTTCCGGGTAAGCTTATTACGCTGGAACGGAGCCGCTGGGTGCTGGACGGCACCTTTGATGGCGTGTACGCGGAGGACAAGGTAGGCTTTTGGTCTACGGAGGTTTCCGGGGACAGCGGAGAGTTTACCACCCCGCCCAAAATCACCATGACGTTTACACAGCAGTATTCCAGCATGGGCATCCAGCTGACCTTTGACGAGGACACAGGAGAGTATTGCAGCGAGGTAGAAATCTCGTGGTATCAGGGTGCGGTGCTGCGGCGGGCGCAGTCGTTCCAGCCTAACAACGTGGTGTACTTCTGCGATTGCAGGGTAGAGAGCTTTGACAAGGTGGAGGTCACGCTGAAAAAGACCGTAGTCCCCCATCGGCGGGCGCGTGTTAATGAGATCGTGCTGGGCGTGGTGCGTAAATTCGGGATGAACGAAATACGCAACGCATCCATCGTAAACCAGGCGAACGAAGCCGCCGTAGAGCTGCCGGTGTCCACGCTAAACTGGACGCTTGACAGCCTGAAAGATGTGGATTACCTGTTCCAGCTGAAACAGCCGGTAGAGGTGTGGAACGACAACCGGCATCTGGGGACATACTACATTAACAACTCGTCACGCATGTCCGCAAACGTGTATGTGATAGAGTGCCAGGACGCGCTTGGAGTGCTTGAATACACGCCGTTCAACGGAGGGGCATACCTTGATGGGGTGAGTGCGAAAACGCTCTTAGAAACGCTTGCAAAGCCATTTGATGTGGAGTATGCGAGCGATGTGGAGGACACAACGCTGAAAGGCGTACTTGTTAAGGGCACTAACCGAAGCGCTATCCAGCAAGTCATATTTGCATGGGGTGTCTGTCTGGCAACAGACGGCGGGAACAAACTGCGGGTGTTCAACCAGCCCACAAAGCCTATTCTTATCCCACGCGGGCGGACGTTCGTCGGATCTTCCGTTGCAACCGGCGCGGTGGTCACAAAGGTAAATGTGACGGCGCATAGCTATGTAGAAGCCAGCAACGGCAACGTGACCATCAATGGGGTTAAGTACAAAGACACCCGGACGGTGTACAGTGCCATCAACCCCAACGTGACCGCATCCGACCGTGAGAACGTAAAGGAAGTCACGGCGGCAACTCTTGTATCTGATGAGATTGGACAGGCGGTGGCGGACCGGCTGTACAAGTATTATTCGCTGCGTGACACGAACACGGCGACCGTGGTATACGGTGGCGAGAAGTTGGGCGACTGCGTAAGCATTTACACGCCGTGGGGCCTGCTGACAACAGGCAATCTTCACAAGATGGAGATAAAACTGTCCAACACGGTAGTGTACAACGCAGAAGTCACAGGTGCGTGGATCATCAGTCCGTATTTCTACTACAGCAACGACCTATTTTCCGGGGAGGTGTAACCTATGGCGGAATATACAGCACAGGTGCCGAAGATAGCGGCGGCTGTGCTGCTGCCGAACCCGGCGACCATCAACGGAAAGGTAAAGCTACAGGTAACGGTAATAGAGGAAACCGTCATCGTGTACCCCAGCTATTACTACAGCGGCGATCTATATGCGGGCGAAAGCCCCCATACGCCGTACCCGCGTGTACCACAAGCATATCATTTCTTTTGCGGCGATATTTACGCCGGGGAGGTATAAATGGCAATCAAGACAGTAAAAGCGACGATCAACGGCCAGACATACGACCTGACGCTGAACTCCGCAAGCGGCAAATGGGAAGCGACCATTACCGCGCCGGGGAAAACATCGTACAATCTGGCGGGCGGCTACTACAACGTATCCGTCGAAGCAACAAACGACGCGGGCACAAAGGGCAGCGCGGACGCATCTACCGTAGACGGCCTGAAGCTGGTGGTAAAGGAGACTGTAGCACCTGTTATCACCATCGTGTCCCCCAAACAGCCGGTGGTATTCAACATCACGGATGAAACCGGCGGTTCCGGCGTGGACATCAGCACCTTGGTAGTCAAGCAGGACGGCACGGCTGTAGCTGCGGCGAACATCACGCACACGGCTATTACCAATGGCTACAGTGTGACCTACACGCCATCTGCGGCACTGAGCGACGGCAGCCACACCGTGACCATCAACTGCAAAGACCACGACGGCAACGCGGCTTCGGAAAAGTCCACGACCTACACCGTGGATACTGTTCCTCCGACGCTGAACGTAACATCTCCTGCGGACGGCCTTATTACGGCGGCTTCTTCTGTCACTGTGGCCGGTACTACCAACGATGCAACGTCCTCTCCCGTGGTCATTACCATCTCCCTGAACGGAACGGATCAGGGGACAGTCCCTGTGGGCACCGGCGGTACCTTCTCCAAGGTGGTTACGCTGAAAGAGGGCAGCAACACCATCATCGTCAAGGCAAAAGACGCGGCAGGGAAGGAAAGCTCCGTCACAAGGACGGTCACGCTGGACACTTCTGTGCCGAAGATCAAAGCAGCGACCATTACGCCTAACCCGGTCGATACCGGTAAGACGATGGTCATTAATGTTACCATTGAGTAAGAGGTGATAGCTTGAGCAGAGATATTCGCGTATCCCTCCCCGCTGCCATCGTCTATGTTTCCGGTTCGGTCAACGGAAAGGATTACGTGTGGACGCTGGACGGCGAAGCGTGGAAAGCCACGGTAGACCGTGCTTCGGATGAAAAGTACGCCGTATCTTTGACGGCTATCAACGCGGCGGGCACAAGCGCCAGTTACCAGTTTACCCTTAACTACGGTATGCTGTCCCTTATTACGGACAGGACGCAAGCAGACGTGGACGGCGTGATAGCCGCGCTCAGTCGAATAGAGGCTGGGCGCGGCACCCCGGCGGACGTTCTGCTGTTAAGCGACAACAAGGGGTCGTACAACTACACTGACCTAAACCGCGTTGCGGGAGCTGTGCTGTATGTGGCGGAGAAATTGGAAGCCAGCGGGTACAGCGTGACGGTAACGGCAAAGCAGGGATGGACAGAAACGGACATCCCGACGCAGGCTGATATTGACCAGTACCTCGCAGACATCGCGGAGATACGCGGTGCGTTGCCTGTACCATCCAATGCTCCGGAGGTTCCTACAATGCCACTGGACTATCAAAAAGCCAACGACATTGAAAGCATCCTTATACTGGTAGACAAGCTTGTGCAGAACATAGCCAAGTCGTGGTTTTACTCCGGAGACTTGTACTCCAACGAAATCAAATAATAAACGTTACTCCCGGCCAATCGGGGCACGGGAAAGGGCAATAGGAGCCGACTATGGGAACGTAGTCGGCTCCATCTTTTTTGGAAAGGAGCAGATATGCAGGACAGAATTTCCCTTTATCCTGGCCGCGTCAAGCTCACGCCTGTTTCCGGGCAGGACAACGTGTACGACATGACACGGCAGGACAACCCCACCACAGAGGGCACACCGCTGAACAAATCAACGCTGCTGACAGATGAGGTGGCGGAAACGTTGGGGCTTGACCCGGCAACGGCTACGCCCTCTCAGGCCATCAACGCCGTGGCGGGCAAGGCAACGGACAAGAAGCTGACGCTGACGCTGGCGGCGGCGAGCTGGACAGGCAGCGAAAGCCCCTATACACAGGGCGTGACCATCACAGGCGGCACGGCCACCAGTCAGGCGGACATTCAGGCAGACGCAGCGGCGATACAGCAGATGCTGGACGATGGCACAAACGCCATCTACATCGCCAACAACAACGGAACATTCACCGCCTACGCGGTGGGAGAGAAGCCCACCGCTGACCTGAACATTCAGGTGACGGTGTACGACGTGAAGGAGGTAAGTTAACGATGGTAATTATCGGTAAGTCGCAAATAGCGGGGGGGTGGTGTAGCACCGGATATTGATTTCGAGTATTCCGGGCAGTACATCCGCCGCGCAGAGGACAACGTTGTGGAGTTTTTGTCTACCGGCGTGCTGACCATCAAGAAGGACGTGTACACGGACCTGTTTCTTGTTGGCGGCGGCGGTGGGGGTGTAATGAACTCCACAAACACAAACGGTGGCGGCGGTGGCGGCTACACAAAGACGGTTTTGAACGTGCTGCTGAATAAGGGCACGTACAACATCGAGATCGGTGCTGGTGGTGCTGGCGGAACTGGCGGCAGCGGTGCTGACGGCGGCGCTACGTCCATTACGGGCAACAACGGGCTTTTCGCTGCCGCTGATGGCGGCAAGCACGCGCCAATTAATATCGGGTCAGGCGGAAACGGCGGCTCTGGCGGTGGCGGCGGAAGCTATGCATATAGTTCCAGCAGAATACCCGGCGGAGCCGGTGGTTCAGATGGTGCCTCCGGTGGCAGCGGGCGCAACTCTGGCGGAACCGGACAGGGAACGACTACTCGTGAATTTGGTGAAGCAACCGGCAAACTCTATGCCGGTGGCGGCGGTGGCGGCGGTTATTACAACAGCGGATACAATGCGGACCCCGGAGCCGGTGGCGCAGGCGGCGGCGGCAATGGTGCAAAGATGTATGGCTCTGTCGGAGATGGAACGCCTAACACTGGCGGCGGCGGAGGCGGCGGCTTTGATTACGTCGGCGTGTCCAGCAGCCAAATTCCGGGCGGAAGCGGCGGCTCGGGCATCATCTGTATGCGCGTACACAAAGAATAAACACGGCCTCCGTTTCGGAGGTCGGGAACGGAGGTTTATATGGCAATTACAGGCAGAGCGGTGACAGCAGGGGGCGGCGGAATTGCCAATCGGCTGGATTTCACCTACACGGGCGGTACATTCAACGAGCGTACCGCAGACGGTGTAGTGGAGTTTTTGGAAACCGGTATCCTTACGATGAAAAAGGATACGTATGTTGATGTATTCATGGTTGGCGGTGGTGCCGGGGGTGTGACTGTTACATCATCCAGCGGCAACGGCGGAGCCGGTGGAAGCGGTGGATGCACAAGAACTATCGTAAATGCTTTGCTGCGAAAAGGGGTGGAATACCAAGTTGTTATTGGTGCCGGGGGCACCGGAGGCGGCAACTCCGGCGGTGAAACTTCGGCTTTTGGCTATACGGTTTCAGGTGGAACTGTTGCCGCCGGGGGTTCTGGAGGCGGAAAAGGAGGCGTATCCGCAAGCGGGCAGACGAACGCCGGAGATGGCGGGTCAAACGGATCGGATGGTGGTAATGTCGGATACTCGATAACCGGAACCCCCGGAAAAGGACAAGGAGCCACTACGCGAGAATTTGGCGAGGCAATCGGCAAACTGTATGCAGGCGGCGGTGGCGGCGGCGCGGGAGTATACGTAAGCTTTGGAACTTCGGGAGCTGGTGGTGAAGGGGGCGGCGCAAAAGGTAATTCCACAACTGACGCTACAGCTAATACCGGTGGCGGCGGTGGCGGCGGGAAAGCATCCTCTGGTAGTTCCAGCCCCGGCGGTAAAGGAACTGCGGGCGGCAGCGGTATCGTGTGTATCCGCCTGCACCAAGACGACCCCACTGAGAACGTGCTGAGTGGAACGTGGAAGTTTAATGACACACTTACCATGCCAAGCACTTTGTTTACAGAGAACTTCGATTATGACGGGACATTTGCCTATGCTGGTTCCAACTTTTATACCGTGATGGGCGCAAGAGCATTCTCTGCCATAACCGATCTGTGCTTTGGGCATAACTCCGGTGATTTGTCGACAAATTATGTACAGGTATATGACTTTACACATAACATGTGGAGGGAAGCAACAGCAAAAACCATAAAATTCTGGAACCGCTATCAAGTAGTTTCCCCGGAGTTCTACGCATGGTTCACCGCAAACGCCACCAAGATTTCGGATTAAGGAGCGTGATTAAGTGAGATACGCATTGGTTGAAAACGGGACAGTAACCAACATCATCGAAATGGACAAGCGGAACGAGCAGTTCTTCCCCTACGCCGTGTACACCGGTGACAGGCCGGTGGGCATGGGCGACACGTACACGGAGGGGAAGTTTTACCGTGACGGCAAAGAGGTGCTGACGGCACTGGAGGAGGCCAACAACGAGATAGACAGCCTGACGCAGCAGCTGGGCGAGGCTGTGGAAACCATCTATCAGGCGGATATGGAGGTTATCGGATGAGCATGATTATCGGTAAAGCGTTAATTGCGGGGGGGGGGTACTGTTGACCGGTTAGATTTTACCTATACGGGGCAGTACAACGAGCGCCTTGAGGACGGCGTTGTGGAATTTCTGACAAGCGGTGTGCTTACGTTCAAGAAGGAAACGCCTATTGATGTATTCATGGTAGGTGGCGGTAGCAGTGGAAATAGCGGGCGAACTACACAGCCTGATAGTGACGCGGATGGATCTGGTGGTGGGGCTGGTGGTTATACTAAAACGCTCCTAAATATTATTCCGAGAGCAAGGCAGGGATATCAGGTAATTATCGGCAGTGGTGGGGCTGAGCAGACAAGCAACCTGTCTTTTGGCAACGCTGGCGGGACTACTTCTGCGTTTGGTTCTTCGGTTAGTGGTGGAGCACCAAAGACCACCGCCAGGAACGTTGGCGGGGATGGGGGTTCGGGTGGGGGCCAAGGCGGCGCCCGGGCTGCTTCAACCCAAGCTGGAAGTGCTGGAGGTGTGGATGGTGGAAACGGTGGCTATTATGACGCCGCAGGTTCTGGCGGCACTGGACAGGGAACGACCACAAGGGAGTTCGGAGAAAGTACCGGAAAGCTTTACGCAGGTGGAGGCGGAGGTGGCTCTTCTAACTACACTGTTGTAGGCTCTCCCAATGGAGGTAAAGGTGGCGGAGGCGGTGGAGGTAATGGTGCAGGATACAGTGCCAATGCTACTGCTGGAACACCTAATACTGGGGGAGGAGGTGGAGGTGGAGCGGGAAAAACAACTTCCTCTTCTTTAGAACGTGGTGTAGGCGCTGCTGGCGGCTCTGGTATCGTGTGCATCCGGCTGCACAAGGAAGCGTAACAAACTGAAAGGAGAACGACGATGTACAACATTATGACGAAGCTCATCAACAAGCGGTTCTACAAGACCCGTGAGGAGGCACAGCAGAAGTGCGACGTGTTTTTCGCCGTGGGGCGCATCACGGACGAGCAGTACACGGAGCTGTGTGCGCTGATCGAGAGCGTGTACGCAGAATAAAGGGCGGGGAGAATTACTCCCCCCGCCGGATGTAGGCTTCCTCGGCATCGAGCTGTGCCTGTTTAAGTGCGGCAACGGCCTTTTCAAGCTGGGCAATGGCGTCGGTGACGGCGTTGAACAGGGTAAAATACTCGGGCATGGGAACACCTCCTTTCTGCAAGCAGGATAGCACAGGAGGCGTGTCAGAAACGGTCGAAGGGTGTCGAGGGGCAAAAATAATTTGAGAGGAGAACGCGGCGAATGGAACCGTGGGTACAGCAGATCGCCGTACCGCTGGCGGTAGCGGTGCTGACAAGCAGCGGTTTGTGGGCACTGGTATCGAAGCGGGCGGACAAGAACAACGCAGAGCGGAAGATGCTGGTGGGTCTGGCGCATGACCGCATCATCCATCTGGGCATGGTGTATGTGACGAGAGGGTACATCACGCAGGACGAGTACGAAAACCTCAATGACTATCTGTACCAGCCGTATGAAAAGATGGGCGGCAACGGCAGCGCAAAACGGGTCATGGAGGAAGTAAGAAAGCTACCCATCAAGCGAGAGGCGTAAAGCCGGAAAGGAAGTAACTATGGACATCAACACTATCGGAGTAGCGACTGTTGCAGCTATCATCGTGATCTGCTATCTGATCGGCATGATCGTGAAGGCCACGGCGCTGGACAACAAATGGATCCCCATCATTTGCGGCGTGTGCGGCGGCATCATCGGTGCGCTGGCGCTGGCATGTCACATGCCGGATTTCCCCGCCGAGGACTACTTTACGGCGGTCGCCGTGGGCATTATGTCCGGCCTGACCGCAACGGGCGTCAATCAGGTGTTTAAGCAGATGAAGTCTACCAACGACGAGGAGGCTATGTAAATGGCCGCGCCGAAGGTATACCTATCCCCGGCTATGCACAGGGCGAACCCCTGCGTGTATCCCCGCCCGGACGGGAAACAGTGTTATGAGGCACTGGAAAACAACGAGTACATCGACATTCTGGAGCCGATCCTGAACCGCTGCGGCATTGCCACCAAGCGCGGCTATCGGCGCACCCCCATGAACAGCGACAACGGTGACACCATCATGAAGCAGAACGTGGCAGAGAGCAACGCATGGGGCGCGGATGTGCATTACGTCAGCCACACCAACGCCAGCGCCAACGGAACGGCGCAGGGGTGCCATCCCATGTACTACACCTATTCCGCCAACGGCAAAAAGCTGGGCGAGATCATGGTAAAGTACCGGAAGGAGATCTACCCGCGCACGGTAAAGCTCGTCCCCCGCGCCGATCTGTACGAGCTGAAAAAGACCAACGCTGTGGCGTTCTACGAGGAGCACGCCTTCCATGACAATCTGGAGGACATCACCTGGTTCCACACGCACATGAAGGAGATCGCGGAGAGCGCCGCCAAGGGACTGTGCGAGTGGTTCGGTATTCCGTATGTGGAGCCGGAGAAGCCGCAGGAGCCGGAACAGCCGGAGACACCGGAACAGCCGACCGTAACCGAAACGTACACCGTGAAGGTGACGCGGAGCGCGGACGGGAAAAGCGGCACGTGGGAGATCGTGAAGTGAAATAAATCTGCTGGGCGGGAAAGAGCTACGACAAGCCGCCTCTTTCCCCGGCGTAAAGTCCCGCAAGCTCACGGCTAAAACCGTGTTATGGACAGCTACCACAAGCAGATACGGCGCAGATTGCAGAGCATGGCACCAAAGCGGGCTATTGCGTATGTGATGAGCGCCCAGCTACCGCCTGACGAAGCGGTGTGCGTTATTGAATGTGACGTGAAGCGGAAAAGCTATTGTGAAACGGCGTTACTGCTGAACGTGTCACCGGAAACGGTAAAGCGGTGCCGCAGGAGAGCGTATCAGAAATTTGCAGACGAAGAAAGAAGCCACACCTGAAAAGGTGCGGCTTCTTTGTTTGCGCCCGGTAGGGGGGACCGGGCGTATAAAAAGGGAAAGATGCCCGCCGGGAGTATTCCGGGGTGGCTGATTTTATTATACATCGTTTCTGCGGTATTGTACAAGTAAATAATTTGCAAATTAACGGCCTTTTTCTGACCTTTAACTGCCCCTTTGCGGGGGCAGTTTTTTGTTACGCTTATTGCAAGAAACGGAGGTGCTTGCATGGTCGAAAAGCTGGTGTCGCTGGGGTTTACCCAGCAGATGGCGGAGGACATCATTTGGGCGTATCAGGATGACCTCCCGGGGCTGAAAGCCTATGTGCGGGTGATAGAAATAGTGGCGGCGCATGTATAGCTACTTCAACGAAAACCCACACGGGAAAAATGTGGGAGACTGCACCGTTCGGGCTATTTCAAAAGCCACCGGGAAAGAGTGGGGAGAAACGTACCTTGCTATGGCAATAGAGGGGTATCTGGAAGGTGACATGCCATCGGCCAACGCGGTGTGGGGGGCATATCTGCGGCGGATAGGCTACAGGCGGTACATGGTGCCGGATACTTGCCCGGATTGCTACACAGTCGGTAGGTTCGCCGATGAACACCCGGAGGGGACGTTTATCCTTGCGCTATCCGGGCATGTCGTGTGTGTTCAGGACGGCGTGATCTATGACAGCTGGAACAGCGAAAACGAAATTGTTTTGTATTACTGGCAAAAAGAAAGTGAGGCGTAACTATGGCATTTAACCCGTATTTCAACCCTTATTACCCGCAGCCAATGCAGGACAACCTTGCCCAGCTTCGGCAGCAGCAGATGCAGACCATGCCGCCGCAGATACCGCAAATTCCACCCATGCAGAACCCGGTGGCGCAGGGCGGCGTACAGTGGGTAGCTGGTAGGCCGGAGGCGGAGAATTGGCTGATTGCGCCCAACTCTGCTATTGCACTGTGGGACAGCACGGCTCCCGTTGTGTACCTAAAACAGGCCGACGCAAGCGGCAAGCCGACGCTCAAGACGTATGACCTTGTAGAACGCCTTGCAAGCGCTCCTGACGCGCAGAAAGCTCCTGCCCCGGAATATGTGACCCGTAAAGAGTTCGACGCGCTGGCGGCGCTTGTGGGCGAAATAAAGGGCAAGAAGAAGCGCAAGGTAGAGGAGGAAGAGGACGATGAGTAACAATCCGTTTTTCAATGCGTTAGGTGGCGGACAGATGCCGGGGTCGATGAGCGGCTTTCCCCAGCTTTTGCAGCAGTTTAAGCAATTCAAAGCGAGCTTTAAAGGCGACCCAAAAGCGGAAGTAGAGAAAATGCTGCAAAGCGGAAAAATCTCACAAGACCAACTGAACAAGATACAGTCAATGGCAAACCAATTTCATGGGCTTTTCAAGTAATCAAAATCGTGGCCACGGTTTGATATAAATATTTTTTCAAAAGGAGTGATACTATGTCTCTTTCCTCTGACGGCACCATGCTGACTATGCCTGTGGCTCCTGCCAACACCGGCAACGGTAACGGCTTCGGCTGGGGCGGAGATGGCGCGTGGTGGATCGTGCTGTTCCTCATTTTCGCTGCGTTCGGCGGCTGGGGTAACGGCTTTGGTTTCGGTGGCGGCGGCAACGGCGTGATGGACGGTTATGTTCTTACCTCTGACTTTGCCAACATCGAGCGCAAGATCGACAGTGTAAATCAGGGACTTTGCGACGGATTTTACCAGCAGGCGCAGCTTGTCAACGGAACCAACATGGCGATGGCAAACGGCTTTGCACAGGCCGAGCTGTCCCGCAGCAACCAGCAGGCGGCGCTAATGCAGCAGCTCAACGCCATGCAGATGCAGGCCGCAAATTGCTGTTGCGAAAACCGGGCGGCTATCGCCCAGGTGCGGTACGACATGGCGACGCAGGCTTGCGACACCCGCAACACGGTCAACACCGCTGCGCGTGACATCATTGACAACCAGAACCAGAATAGCCGCGCTATCCTTGACTTCCTGACGCAGAACAAGATGCGCGATCTGGAAAGTGCCAATCAGGAGCTGCGCCTTGCCGCATCTCAGGCTGCGCAGAACAACTACCTGATCTCCCAGCTGCGCCCTTGCCCCACCCCAGCTTACATCACTTGTAATCCTTGGGCGGGCAGCAGCTATGGCGGATGCGGAACCGGCTGCGGCTGCTGACAACTGCATAGCATAGCTTTTTGTTGACGATTTTGTTGACGTCAACAAAATGGTCGGCCCCGTGCCGATACTGACAACAACGCGGCGGGGCAATAGCTCCGCCGCTTATTTTAACTGAGAAAGGAATGATTTTAATGGCAGAATTTACTTCTGCGGCAATTCAGACCGTTGCTGCTGGGCAGAACGTTCCCCTGACGGAAACTGCGGTCAACAACAAGCCGTGCATCGTGCATCGAGCCGGAGCAGGCATTGTAACTTTGCGCGGGCTGACAAACCAGTGCAAGGCACGTTTTCGCGTGGCTTTTGGCGGCAACATCGCTATCCCTACCGGCGGCACGGTGGGGGCTATTACCGCCGCGCTGGCTATCAACGGGGAACCGCTGACCAGCGCCGTGGCGACCGTTACCCCCGCCGCCGTGGAAAACTATTTCAACATTTATGTCAGCGCCATTGTGGAGGTGCCGAAGGGCTGTTGCTTGACTGTGGCTATGGAGAACACCAGCGCACAGGCAATCAATTTTGCAAACTCCAACTTGACCGTTGACCGCGTAAGCTGAAAGGAGTAAACTATGAGTATGAAAGCAATGTACGATTTGCGCGATATGCTTTGCAAGGAGCTTGACGAGATTGCCCACAAAGGAGAGCTGGGAGCCGGGGATCTGGACATCGCGCATAAGCTGGTAAGCACTATCAAGAACATCGACAAGATCGATCTGATGGAAGATGAAGGGTACAGCCGTGACGGCGATTATTCCCAGCGGCGTTACTCCCGCGACGGCGACTATTCCCAGCGCAGGTATTCCCGCGACAGCTACGGCGGCGGCAGCTCCTACGCACGGCGTGGCACCCATTATGTGCGCGGCCATTATAGCCGCGACGGCGCAAAAGATGACATGAAGCGCCAGCTACAAGAGATGCTGGACAATGCGGATGATGATACCATCCGCAACGCCATTCAGCGGTGTATGGATGCCGTGGAGGGCTGAAAGGGGGTAATTCCCCTTGATCGACGAAAAGGAACTTAAAGCCTGGATAGCCAGACTTGAAACGGAACAGTCAAGCTGGCCGAACTACGAGAAGTTGGCCGCGCTGTACATTATACAAAACCAGCACGAAGGGCAGAGAAGCCCTGCACCGGCGGCTATGTATTCCAGCGCACCGGCTCCTGATGTGGTAGACGGTGACAGTGACTTTATGCAAGCGGTATCATCCCGCGCGCCGGAACAGGCGTGGGCCATAGTGGACGAGTTGATGGATGCGCTGAAAGTAACCAATGCGCGAATGTATGATAACGTGATGCGAAAGATGCGAGGATAAAGTATCCCCCGCCTGTTTTGGCGGGGGATATTCTTGTGTACTTAGTTTGCTGTAACCTAA